ACCCATTTGTTTGTGTAGGTATGCGGCTAATTCAGAGAAGTAAAAGCTATCGCCAAAATCCCATTTGTCAATGGTAAAATAATTGTTTACATTTGCAATAACTTGACTCTTGATTTCGCTGACTGTGGCAGTTACTTTTGGGGCCTTGACAACTTTAATTGTTGCTTGTAATTGCGTGGCTGCCTTGGGCCCAAATAACGGTTTAAAAATCACTGTGTTGGGCACAAGATTGTCCGAGATCATTTTATAGTCATCAAGTTTGGCATAAGCTGTGGATAATTCGGCGATTGTTGGTGGGCTTGGCTCAGGCACAGTACCGGTGGTATCCTTGATATAATTTTGATAAGCAATATAGTATTCTGCAACTACCAAATACAAGTCAATGATGTTGGTTGTTCCTGGGTCAATGATGTTGGTCAATGGACTGTTGTGTCTATATTGGAATCCAAGTGTTTGTCTACCAGTTCTAGCTTTGTAGATGTTTGTCTGCACCAAGGTACGTTGTACATTTCCGTTTACCACTGTAAAGACCAACTCGTAAAAGACTTTTTCTGTGGTGGCATAGAATACCTGTCCACTGATGTATTGAGACTTGACTACTTCAATGTCATCTTTGGTTGCGTATTCAGCATTTACAATGCCGGGTTCAACTGGCAGATATCTTTCTAGATTATCAAAATCAACTGTTTGTTTTAAGAATACCAATTTTGAGTTGGGATCAATATTTGGTGCAACAATCTCGTCAAAGAAATCTGGATTGTCTGCAACACCATCTGCGTCAGAATCAACATAGCTAACAATCACTTCGTAGTCGTTGACATAGCCGTCGCTTTGTACTGGCTGTGCAATAATGTCCATCTGAATGTCACTAGTCAATGGTTGGTTACTATCAGGTTTTGAATTTGTTTTTAATACTTTTATAAAATCATCAATTACTAACCCAGTACGGCTATCATAAATGCTTTCGCTGCCATCAAAGGTAAATCGTGTTTGTAGTACACTGGCAAAAATATAATCTAGGCCACGAGAAACCACAGTATAAGAAACACCGTTGGTAATAAATTGAACTAGCCAAGAAGCGTCAAGATTTAGTCCTTCGGTATTTTGTGCGTATGAAAGACTAAACGGAGCATCTTGATGTAGGTTTGAGCTGGTAATCAAGTACCATGTTGCTGTTAGGTTATTGTAACCTATTCCAAAATTTCTAAACAATTCAATTTGTTGTAACATTTCTTGACGGATTGAACTTGGCAAATCGTCAACAAATTTTGGAATTACCTGTACTGCAAGTGCTCCGGTTGGCACAAAGTTGTTTAAAGTAACTGGTCCTGTACCGTCCGGGAAGTTGCCTAGTCCTTGATTAGTTCCGTCCAATACCACTGCCATGATTGTTGCCCAGATAACCAATTTTTCGTCTGCACGAACTGGAAGTCCGGCAACTAGTTTATTATTTGCATCAAAGAAATAGCCTGATGGTGCAACAAATTTAATCAATGATCCTTGCGTCAGATACTTGGCATTGTTACTGGCATAGCTGCCAATAGACTGTGGAGCAGAAGGTGTGCCAACATAAAAATATCCTGTGGTTTCTTTGACCAATGTGGTACTTTGATTCCAGGCAAAATTTAAAACCGACAAGCTTGGGCGTGGGTAGTTTTCGTAGTAGAACTGTTGCATACTACGGCCCGGTAATAAAGGTTCCACATTGTTGGCAATAGCATCAACAATGTCGTTGCGATTGATCCAAGCAAAGTCAAAGCTTGGCAATACATTTTGACGATATAAAACTCCGTCAGATGCAAAGATATTGGTGGAACTGTACTTGCCGGTAATGTCGGTGAAGTCAACATATCGGCTGGTACCGGTGCTAGAGCGTACCACAGCCTTGCTTTTAATAATGCTGTTGTACAAAGTAAATGGGAAGTTGTTGTAGTCTTCACCGTTGACCATGCGATTCTGTGTGTAGTAGCGAGCAGGAGCACGTTGTTTTATTTCGTCGATGGTTTCACGTGGTGCGGCATTGCTAACTGGAGTAGTGATTCCACAGGTAAATGTGATTGTTTCTAAACGACCTGTGCGACTGATATAACTGATAGGCAAAGAAATGCTCTGCATTTCTTCAGGATTAATAATGTATTTCAATCCATTGCTGGCACGAACATAAGTGCGATAAAAGCCAACAGGAACTTCGCTGAATACTCCGTCGCCGAATGTCAGTGTGATCTGATCGTTGGTGCGGCTGGTAATAGAATAAATTTTACGCTGGTCTGGTGCTAATTGTTCAAGAGCAGCCGCGTACACACTTTCAACATACTTCCACTCACTGGCAATTGATCCAATGTTATCTAATTGATATAACCAGTAGTCCTGATTGTTAATACCTTCAATGTTGATATTAACTGTGCGATTAGGAAGTGCTTCGGCCAGGTTAAAGTCCTGGTTTTGTAACACACCTTGTTTGAACAAGAAAAAGAATCCATTATTTTCACTGCCATAGCCCAGGGAGTCGTTGCGATATATCACATTGAATACACCATTTGGGCGAGGTGCTGGTTCATAGATATAATCTCTGCCTTGACTGGTTCCGCTAACTGCTTCAAAAGGCATGTTAACACCATCAACTGCTGTTGTGTAAGGAATAACTGGTAAAAATCCAGGAACTAGGTTGATTGCATACTCGGATGTATCAATACCCAGTAGTGTTTGCTTGTTTCCTGGACGTCCGTATTTCTGACTGTCAACTAAACTGGCATTGATGATCAAAGTCAATTGCTCAAACCAATTTGGGTTTGTTGGATCGTTCCAGTCAATGGTAACATTTGAAAGATTAATTCCGTTGTAGTCAACTACATTTTCTGTGGTTGATACAGAAAATACTTTTAACAAGCCCTGTGCGGCTTCATTACGCTTTGGAGTATAACTTACAAGATTAGCAAGACGAACAACGCTGTCACGACGTTCAGCGGTGTCCATAAAGTTTTCGCGAGTGTTTAGATCATTACGGAATGCAAGACTCTGACCCATAAAGGCCATAACGTCAAGTAATGCAATAAATTCCGAACTTTCAATGTAGTCGTTGAAAGTTTCGGGATAATAAAGTCTTAGGTAATCAACGAAGCTCTTGCGTAGAGTTTCAAAGTCGTAGCTTTGAAAGTCGGCCTCGCGGTAGGTCTGGTATAATCTCTTCCAGTCCTCAACTCCAAATATTGCGGTTTGTCTTGCTGTCTTTGCCATATTCTCTCACTGTTTTCATATTTATGGTGTGTATAAACTGAGTAGTTTTAGACAAAACTTGCTCTGCGAGTTTCTTGGTCAAAGAATATGGCCAATCGTTCTGCTGTTGAACTTCCTACCACCTGTACTGCAACTTCAATTAATATCCCGTTGAGCTGTGGATACACTGATGCATTTGATAGATAAATTCTTGGATCACCACCTGCTACACGTTGTAATTCAGCAAGAATACCACGCTCAGTTTCGGGGGTTTGATTTTCAAATACAAAACTCCAGATTGTGGTACCGTATCCTGGACGACCAGGCAGTTCACCTTGCTGAATGTTAAGTGCATTTGCAAGGTCTCGCTTGATCAACTCAAAGTCAACCAAGGTAAACTTTTTATACTGATTGATAGTACTAAAACCAATAAATGTAGGCATGCTAGTATTTATTGGTTATTTTTCATGTGGTCTGTTGATTTCAGAAATTATCCGCCAAAGCCCGGTGTTGGGATTTTAGGATCTCCAAGTATGCTTGTTAATGCCTTGTCAAGGCCAGCACGTTTTACTGTGCCAACTGCATTTACCACCTGTTGTCCCACGGATCCAAGTTCTCCAGCCTTGGCAGTTACAAATGATGCGGCTTGACTAGCACTCTTGGCTAGATTATTAAACTCAGACGCAATCGCTGCCGGTGCATTACCACTACTCCAGGCTTTGGTAGCATCAAGACCAAATTTTGTTGTGCTTTGTACCAATGCTGCCAACTGTGCTGGGTTTTCTTTACCGGTGGCTAGGCCTGCAGATTTAAGTCCAGCCAGCGCACCAGTCATGAGTTCTTGCTGTGCCATGTTTTGAATTTTGTCACTGGACAACAACTTACTCAAGTTACCCACACCACCTTTGCCAGTCCACACAGTTGGGCTTGCCAGCACTGATTGTAATTTAGCAGGGTCTGACAGATATTGCTGTACTGTTCCTGGCTTTAAAAAGCCCGACGACTCTAGTTGTTTAGGACTTAGTCCATACTTGCCAATGCCTTTTGTGGGATCAACTGAGTCTAATTTAAGTCCTGTAGATCCTGATGCTGACGCCAACAATCCAGTGACCTGGCTTTTGTCCAAGCTACCTAAGCTGATTTCAGCAGGTGCCTGACTCAAAAAGTCTGCTGAGTTGATTGGATTTGAAATCAGCTGATTGTTAGTTTCGGTCACTGTCATTTCTGCTGGTGTTTCAATGTTTCCGCCGCCGGCAATGTCTGCCACTGTGCCAGCAACATCACCCAATCCTCCACCATCACCGCCTTCACCATCAAAACTTACATCTGCAGAAACGCCTGTATTGTGTGCTGAGTAAGGTTCATGTGTGGGCGCTCTAGTAACAATTGTTTTAAGTTTTCCTGGGGTTGATGTCCAACCAGAAGAACCAAACGAGGTATCTGGCAACTCGTATTCTGTAAATGGTTTTGGATTTTCAGGAGGAGAAGGTGCAGTACCACCGTTGAGGTCAATGGTGCCGCCTACCAAAACCAAACTATCGCCGGCATCCCATCCCCCCGAACTGCCATTTTTAAGTACCAACGAGCCATCAGCTGTGATTCCAATATCAGCTTTGCTGTACATTTTGATAGCACTAGTTGACAACAAGTCAAAGGACTTGTCACCTTCAATTTTAATTGCGCTGGCTTTGACGTTAAAGTTTTCTTTGGCATAGATATTAACATCTTTGTCAGCGTGAAGATTAATTGTTCCTTGTGTTCGCACATTTACAGAGTTTGTAGCATAAACATCAACTGTGCCTTCAACTCCTAGCTCAATCCAGGTCTGTCCGTTGGCATGTACAATATAAAAACAATTGCCGTCATCACTCATTGTGATTTGATGGCCTTTGCTGGTACGAATACGCACTAAATTATCTTTGCCTTCAAGATCGCCATCGTCCATCACAATACTATGTCCGCCGCGGCGAGCAATAACTTTTAAATCCTGCGGTCTAACCGAACCACTTTGT